CCAAAATCAACTTAATGTAGGAAGGTATATTCTGGATGCTGGTGAATGGGACAGTAATGATCTATTAACAGATATTAATGCGCTTGCCCAAGATGATTTTGGTGGATTTTATTATGCTCAAGCAGATTCTATTACAGGAATTAGAGAAAAATATGCACATTTAAAATATGACGAATTTGGTAAGAAATGGAATTTTTTCCCAAAACTAAACATTTCTGATCTTGATAGTAGTGGTATTATTACTACCACTGTTGTTGGCGCGGATAGTGTAAATGCTCCATCTAAAAATAAATTGGCATACGGAAAAGGTGATAATGGTCAATTTTTAACATTTGATACTATACAAAACAAATATGATTGGGATTATATAGTTAGTAGTGGGTTATATGTATTTGATAGTGACCAACTAAATAATGCTTTGCTTAATACACCTTCTGTACCTGGATCAGATGAAGATAAAATTAAAAGTTTGGTTAATTATAAACAATTTAATTTCTATAGTCATGGCGATGAGAAATATATAGAAAGTGGTGGTAATGTATTCACGATTAAAAGTGGTATTACGAACTATACATCATTTGCAGACCACGATAAAATAAAATATACAGATATATCAAATGCAAACTCATATGTTTGGTTGGATTCTGGAACCAATTCTTTTAAAACTGTTCCTTTGGAGAACGATAGACTTAATATTTCATCTAAATTGCAGAAAATCAATAGGTCTATTAACGGTGCTTATTCAAATAAACCTTTTAGTTCGTATACTTTGGAAGCAACATTTAGTGCGGCAGACGGTGCAAAGCAAACTGGTGCGATGGGCATATTAATTGGATTGATAAAATATGGTTTAACTGAAAAAACATTAACAGTATTCAGAAGCACAAGAGCAACTGGCATGTTTGATTCTGATATTGATTGGGTCAAAGATCGGCAAGATAATCCATTCAATTTTGAATTAGTGGTTAATGCAGGTCAAGCAGATCAGACTGTTATCAATATGGGTAGAATGGTCGAAGCACCACCAATTAATGGAAATGCTTCTTGGGATTCTAGTGGCGATGTTGTACTCAAAGTTTCCAAGCGAAATCATACATTAACTATAGAAACAAGTCAGTTCGGAGACTCCGCAATTGATGTTATAGCATCAAAAAGAATTGATTTGTTTGATAATGATGGTATTCCAGAAGAACAACAATATCTAGATTTAAAAGAATTTGGAAATGCTGTTCACTATGGTTTCGCTTTTGATAAAATATCAAATGCCAAAGTTAAGGATATAAAATTTTCTGAGGGTGTTGAAGGTCTACACCAAGCAGACGCTAACACTATCATAGATTTGAAAAATAAGAAAACTTACTTATATTTTGATAGTGATAAAGGTCAGCAATTTAGTTACACTAAAGGTTACCACAATATTGATAGTGATGGTTTTGGTTTTCCTATTTTGGGTGGAGATATCTTCACTGGTAGACTTTACCATAACCCAGAATTAAAGACAACATGGTATCAAGACCCATATTCGACTTTCCAACTGGGGCAAGTGTTGAACACTGATCAAATACCGATTGGTACTCAAATCATAGCAAGAGGTGGTTATGATGCGGATAAACCAAGAGAGATATTAAAAGATGGCGATCCAATTAGAAGAATTAATGCCAATTTTATAACAGATGAAAAGGGACTAACACTTACGGTCTTTACGACCACAGGGAATATAGTATCAACTAAGAATTATAATATAGACGCAACAGTTGACACCACTGGAGCGACAGCACAAGCAATGGTTGCCGACCTTGCAACACTAAGAACTGGATCAACAAGAAATATTTGCGTTATAACATCTTTTGGTGATTGGAAATATACAGAGACTCTTTTAATAGCAGAAGCAAACAATAACGGTCTGACGAAGTTGGCAGGGTCTGGAACGTCAGCAGCAGGTCTATCAAATCAACAGTATGTAGCAGTATATCAATGTGGGTCGAATAACAAATTATACGAAGTAGCAGAACACAAAATATCTACAGCACAACCAAATATTAGATTTTTTCTAAATGAAGGAACCTTCTTTGTAATGGGCGGTGAAGTGAATAGCACCAGCGCATTGACAAACTTTCGTGGAGATATCGTTGCTCACGTAACTGGCACTAATGACGTAAAATTGTCTTCAGGTCTTATTGCTGCTGGACCTTCTACGTTTAATAGTACTGTAAACATTTCTGCTGGTGCGGCAAACGGTATACATTTTCCAGATGAGGCATTTGCCTCAGATGCTGACGATCAAGCAAGAATATATCTAATTGATAGTCCAAACATTTCTGGTAATCAAATCCTAACGATAGAAGTTCAGAATGACTCAACCGACATAATTAATCTAATAACACCAGATTCTGATGGTAATGGAAAGGGTATGAAAGGTTTACGGCATAATATGAAATCCGTATTCTCTGAAGGTTATCTAAAAATAGTATTTGACGATGCACCAAAACTGGGTGGTATTTTAAATACGGAAGATTATTACATTGCAGGTGCAACTGGATTTAATGTTTTAGATTTAAATTATGATCAAATTGGGGCCAATGTGCACAATGACATAGCAGATGCCTCATACCTGTCTGCACTATCAAATATCTATAACTTTATTGATACAAACGATACTAATACAGATAGACATTGGGCATTATATAATAATAAAAATCCAATATCTGATGCTGGCACTATTGATGGTACAGGAGCATTATTTAAAATTAGTGAAGATGGTAATGTAGATGTTACAGGAAATTTCACAACAGTTACTACAGATGGTCTCACAGAAGGTACGACAAATCTTTACCATACAGATAGTCGCTCAATCATTGCCACTCATGCAAAAATATCAATTGATACAAGAACAGATTCAGCAATTGCTGGGGGTGCATTGTCTTGGACTCCATCACCAGATGCTATCCAAGATGGTATCCTTGCTTTCAAACCAGCACTATCGCATAGTATTGTTACTGATACTGCTGCTGGTCTATCCACTACACTAGTATATGATGATGCCACTGGAGTATTCACTTTTAAATCTTCTAATGTTGATAGTGTTAGTGCATCAACACTTACTAAGATCAGTGTCACAAATGCAACAGCAACTGGAACTGCTAGTGCATTAACATATAATAATACTAGCGGTGTCATCACTTTAACACCAGCAGATATTGGCACAACAGCAAAAAGTTCTTTGACACATTCAAATAACGACAATAGAGCAGAAGGTGGATCGATTGCTTACGATACTTCTACTGGTGTCATAACATACAATAAATCCTACACAATTTCACTGCAAGTTGGCAGTCCACTTGGTGGTGGTGCGCTGGCGTATGATGGCACAGGCGGATTTACATACACACCTCCCGCAGTGAACGGTCCATTATCGGTATCATCAGCATCAGCAGTTTCAGGAGAACAATCTACACTGTCTGTATCTGGTGGAGTATTTTCATTCAAACCAGCAGAATTATATCCACCGATTTCTATTATCCAAGTCGCATCTGTACCAGCAAATGCACAAGGAAGTTTAGAATATGATTCAGCATCTGGTGTATTAGAATTTAAACAACCAGCAACATTAAGTCTTTCAAATTTCCAATCCAGCACAGATTCTGATGGTGCCATTTTTGGTAAAGGTGGTACTCTTCACTTCGCAGCAGATTCTAATTATGGAATGGGTACGATCACTTTAACTCCTGGGTATTTTGCAACTACAGTAGATTCGTGTCTTGATACACTCTTAACTATACCACACGCTGCGCCTGCGGGATCACTTGCGGAAAGTGATACGAAAAAACCTTCTGTGATGATGTTAGATAGTTCTACTGCTACAAAATTCATAAACAGAAGAATGACTTTAAATGATTTTACTAATTTTGACGATAGTGCTGCTGCTGCTGTTGGTTGGGTATTAACGAAAACTACACAAATTAGCGCAAATGCTCCTTCAGAATTTAAAATGAGACAAATACCAGAAGGAATTACATTAAGCGATTTAAGTGTTGTTGGTACTACTACTGCTGATAATACTACTGGGAATGTGATTTATAACAATTCAAATGGTCAATTTTCATTCAAACCAGCAAAAGGTCCGGGTGGATTTGCTGGGGGTGATGGTGGAGAGACAACTTATAGTTCGGTACATCAAACTGTAACTTTTGCAGCAGACGCATCAAGTGGATTAGAAATATCTGCTAGTGGACAAACGGTAACAATTGATGCTTCTGGGGTAGGTGGATTTTCAGTATCTAATAATGCAAACAACAGACTTGTGACTGCAACTGGATCAGGTGGTAATGCTGAAGCAAACGCAACATTCGATGGTTCAACACTAGCAATTACTGGGGCGATTACCGCAACTACAAATATTAGTGCACAAGGAAATGTTATTGCGGCAGCATCATCAGATTTAAGACTTAAAGACAATTTAGAAAAAATAGAAAACGCGCTAGATAAAGTAAGTAAATTAAATGGATATACGTTTACTTGGAATGAAAATGCAGATAACGTATTGCGCGAAACTTTTGATAAAGACGTTGGAGTTATTGCCCAAGAAGTTGAGGAAGTCTTACCTGAGATTGTTATAGATAGAGTAGATGGTTATAAAGCAGTTTATTATGAAAAACTCGTTCCACTATTGATTGAGTCAATAAAAGAGTTAAAGATTAGAGTTGAGGAATTGGAAAATAAATAATGGCCAAGATAAGAAGAATTGATCCCTTTGACCCAAACGATCCAGGAGTAACTATGGAGGACATATTTGCTGTGTTCCCACCACCTTCTGGACATTCTCAATATAGTTCAAGTGGTATTAGTAACTACAGACTAACGGATTTATATAGAGGCGGTGGTATCGTACCCACAGTCGAATCAGCAACTATTCCAACCTCTGGGCAGATTACCATATTAGACTTTCAAAGTGCTGGCGAAGGTTTACCACAAGGTTTTGCAAACAGACATTGGGGTGTCGTATGTACTGGTGAATCACCAGTGCCAGTTTCAAACTCTGGAAAAAGTTTCACAGTAACGCCACCATCAACAATGGATGGAAAACATTTTGGGATGATTTTGATTGGTGCTGGAGGTGGTGCTAGTGGCAATCCAGGTAATGGCGGCGCTGGCGGTGGATCGGTGTACATACCTAAAGGTGTAAAGTATACTGCTGGAGAAGTTTGGACTGTTATAGTCGGAAGTGGTGGACTTGCTAAAGAAGTATCAAGTGGAAATACTGCATCTGGGTTTAGCGGTGGTTCAACAATATTTAAAGTTGATGGTGTTACGCTCGTAACTGCTGGTGGTGGTGCTGGTGGTGGCACAAGTAATACTGCAATCAAACCAGCAGGTGGCACTTCATCAAGGTCAAGTAATTCTAATTTCAATAATGCAAATTACCCAAATACTGGTCAAATGGTGTTTGGTATCGGTGGTGATGGTGGAAAGCGTTCACCATCTAGTTCGGGAAATACACAGTTGGGCGGTGGCGGCGGTGGTGTTGGTGGGTTTAGTGCTGCTAATTTTACAGCAGCAAGCGCATCTGGGAGTAAACCAACTGGTGGTGATGGATGGGGTCTTGGAGACAATGCTAATGGCACTGGCGGTACTGGGTTCATTTCATCTGCTGGTGGTGGTGGCAGAGGTACATCCCTTGGTCATAGCACACCAACAAGTACTTTGCAAGCAAGAAATTGCGGTGGCGGCATTTTCGATTCTGCCTATGATAAAGGTACTGCTTCGGTGATGGATAATCTTTCGACAAGTGATTTTTTATCTGGAGTGGACATTGGTTTTCATGATGCAGTCGGCGTCCCACCTGTTGCCCATGTAGCGTCAGACTTAACTGGAATAAACGCAAGACAGAAGAATTTTTTTATCGGCACCAACAATACATCCAATGATCCAAGGTTTGATTTTAAATTAACTGCTACTAATAAGGATGATACCAATAAATTAGGTGGTCTCAGTTCTAAAGGTGGTCGAGGAACTTATGGTGGAAAAGATGGAGGAATGCAGCATCGTGGTGCAAGTAGTTCCTCTTTGACACCAGGTAATGGTACGGTAAGAGAATATGCACCGTCTAATTGGGGCGGTGGAGGTGGTGCTAATAGTACCCTAACTGATGCAAGTGATACTGCCAGAAATGGTTGTGGTAATTGCGGTGGTCCAGGAATTTTTGTGATGTTTGGTGTAACTCCATCAGCAGGCGCATCTAACCTAACCGCAGATGGTGGAGAAATACAATTACCGCATATATTTCCTAGTATGAATGGTTGGTTTGAACCAGATGGATGGCATTAATTGGAAAAACTATTTTGTATAAATAAGACTGTAACAAGGAGACATTGAAATGGAAGATGAAGATATCGTATTTGAAGTAGACCATGAAATTAGTGGTGAAGATGACAGCAAAGATGTTAGTGAAGTGGAACAAGAACTTGATCCAGCACACGAAATGATTGATGCTATCCATGACGGTAATCTTAGGGTTGCGGGTGAAGTTTTTGCCGACATGATTGGAGATAAAATCCAAAGTGCCATAGAGGTAGAAAGAGTCGCTATGGGTCAAAAAATGTTTAATAAAGACGAAAGTGAAGAATAAATTTGTATAAATACAATATAGACAAATAAAAAAGAGTTAATTTAATGAAGACTTTTAAAGAATTAAATGCAGACCTACTAATTGAAAAATCTATGAAAATAGATGGTGCAAAAGTTGATATAAAAAAAGTAGGAAAAGAATTTAAAGTTGAAATAGATGGCGAAGTTTTGGACACTTATGGTTCAGAAAAAGAAGGTCTCGCCATGGCAAAAGAATTCATTAAGCAATATAAGGGATAAGATATGAAACTGATTGCTGAGTACTGTGACGGTGCATTAAACTTAATCACGGAAGCAAATGCTAACGGTGAAAAAACTTATCAGATAGAAGGCGTGTTTGCTCAGGCAGAAGCAGCGAACCGCAACAAAAGAATGTATCCAAAAGCAGTTATGGAAAATGCTGTTAACAAATATGTAAAAGAACAAGTTAGCACTGGTCGTGCTGTAGGTGAGTTAAATCATCCTGAAGGACCAACAGTTAATTTGGACAAGGTATCCCATCGTATTACAGAACTTCAATTTGAAGGAAATGATGTGATGGGTAAAGCACTTATATTAGACACTCCTATGGGTAAAATTGTAAAAGGTTTGCTGGATGGTGGTTGTCAACTAGGTGTTTCGACTCGTGGTATGGGAAGTCTTGAGAAACGTAATGGGATAATGGAAGTTAAGGAAGATTTTATTCTTAACACCGTTGACATTGTTCAAGACCCAAGTGCACCTAATGCTTTTGTAAATGGCATTATGGAAGGTGTTGAATGGGTATGGGATAATGGAATGATTAAACCTCAAGAAATTGAAAAAATAGAGACTGAAATAAAAAGAACTCCATCAAAAGGTTTGCAAGAAGCGCAAATTCGTGGGTTTGAAAATTTCCTCTCGTTGCTGAAATAAAAAAGGAGTCAAGTATGACTGATCAAAATAACGAACAGGAACTTGAGGTCCATGATGACAACGAAATTGTGGAATCTCACGAAGAAGTAATGGTAGCGGAAGCATCACTTTCGGATGATCCAGAAGGCGCAGAAGATGATTCTGTGCAATCTGTAGCACTCGCAAGCAAAGTTACTAAAAAAGCATCCCCTCCTAAGACTAAGGCGGGAATGGTCAATGCTATGACTGATAAAATGAATGGTATGAAAACCAAGACTGAAATCAAAGCAGCATATGAAAAAATGATGGGTGAAGAAGTAGAAGTAGAAATGGAAGACGATGTTGCAATGGTAGAAGATACTACCAGTGCTGATTTAGAAGTCCTAATTTCTGCTGATGAATCTCTATCAGAAGACTTTAAAGCAAAAGCAAGTACAATTTTTGAGGCAGCACTTACTACAAGAGTTGCAACTAGAATTCAAGAATTGGATGAGGAATTTGGTGAAAAAGTCTATTCTCTGGAAGAGCAATATGCTACAGAGACTGAAGAAGCAATCACAGAAGCAAAGGGTGACCTTGTAGACAAGATTGATTCTTATTTAAACTACGTTGTCGAACAATGGGTTGAAGAAAACCGTATTGCTGTAGAGCATGGTATTCGGTCGGAAATCGCTGAAGGTTTCATGGGCAAGTTGAAAGACCTGTTTGTAGAATCTTACATCGAAGTTCCAGAAACCAAAGTTGACCTAGTAGACCAACTTGCAGAAGAAGTTCAAGAACTAGAAGAACTTTTGAATAAGCAAACCCAAAATAATGTTGATATGAACGAAGCAATTTCTAATTTGAAACGCGCTGCAATTATTGTAGAAGCAGCAAATGATCTTGCTAGTACTGAAGCATCTAAATTGGAAAAACTGGTTGAAGGCGTAGAATTTGAAACTGAAGAAAATTTCAAATTTAAAGTCGAGACCATCAAAGAGTCTTACTTCCACGGTAAACCAGCAGTCGCACCTGCTGCTATTGTAGAAGAAACACTTACAGAAGAAACCCAAGAAGATACGGATGTAGACGTAAACGTATCAAATAGTATGGCGCAATATGTTGCCGCTATTAAAGCAAGTAATTAAGGAGTATCCATAATGGAAATGAACTACAACCAATTGATTGAAAAGTGGGCCCCGGTTCTGAATGAAGAATCTGCTGGCGCAATTCAAGATAAGCACCGCAAAGCAGTAACTGCTGTTGTGCTTGAGAACCAAGAAATTGCTCTGCGTGAGCAACAAACAGCACAAGGTGGTTTCGGTCAACTGACAGAAGCAGCACCATCAAACAACACAGCAAATGTTGCTAATTGGAACCCAGTTCTGATTTCGCTTGTTCGTCGTGCCATGCCAAATATGATGGCATATGACGTATGTGGTGTTCAACCAATGACTGGTCCAACTGGACTGATCTTTGCCATGAAGTCAACCTACGAAACAACACGTTCAGGTGCTACTGCTAACGGTGAAGCATTAACTGGCGAAGCAGTTTCTGGTTATTCGGGCGATTCTGCAAGCACTCAATTAGCAGATGGTTCTGGTCTTGGTGGTGTAACAGACACTGACACTGACTCAACCATTGACGATCAACGTGTTGATCCGCTCACAGGTACACCAATGACTCTCGCCAATGGCGAAATGCTGGGTACAACTGGCGCAAGCGCATTTGCTGAAATGGGTTTCACCATTTCAAAAGCAACTGTATCTGCCAAAACACGCGCATTGAAAGCGGAATATTCGCTTGAACTCGCACAGGATTTGAAAGCAATTCACGGTCTGGACGCTGAAAGCGAACTTGCCAATATTCTTTCAACTGAGATTCTTGCAGAAATCAACCGCGAAGTAATTCGTACCATTAACTCACAAGCAAAAACTGGTGCATCCACTGGTAACACCTTGCTGAATGGTGTGTTTGATCTTCAGACAGATGCTGATGGTCGTTGGAGCGTAGAGAAGTTTAAAGGTCTCATGGTCCAAATCGAGCGTGAAGCAAATAACATTGCCAAAGAAACTCGTAGAGGTCGCGGTAACTTCATCATCACTTCCAGTGATGTTGCATCGTGCTTGGCAGCAACTGGTATGTTGGATTATGCTCCAGCAATGTCAACCAACTTGAATGTTGATGACACTGGTAACACTTTTGCTGGTGTTCTTAATGGTCGTACAAAAGTATATGTTGACCCATATGCCACTGTTGACTATATCACTGTCGGTTATAAAGGTACAAACGCATATGATGCTGGTATCTTCTATTGCCCATACGTACCTCTGACCATGGTTCGCGCCGTTGGTGAGAACGATTTCCAACCAAAAATTGGTTTCAAAACCCGTTATGGTATGGTATCGAACCCATTTGTTGGCGCTGCGCCCGCAAACGGTCTTGCCACTGTACGTACAAACCAGTACTACAGAATCTTCAGAGTGGACAACATTCTGGGTGCATAATATCGCACAAGAAAGGTGGGACGATTAACGATCCCACCTTCCATAAAACTTTAAAGCAGTGTTTCGGCGCTGCTTTTTTTATCTAAATTCTATCTATTAAGTATAAATATAGGTATGAATGGATATAAACGGATATAATCAGATGGCAACAGTCACCACAAATATGAATTATCTTCAACCTACCAATTTTAAGGTAGTCATAAACCATAGCACATTTGGTAACCTTGAGTTTTTTGCTCAAAGAATAATCCATCCAGGAGTTAGCGTCCAAGCACCAAGTGTTGCATACAAAAGAATTTCTAGTATTTCAGTCCCAGGTGATACATTAACTTTTGAAGATTTATCAATGGATATTTTGGTTGATGAAAATATGCAGACTTACATTGAAGTCTTCGATCTATTAAATTCTTTAGTTGAAACTAATTATAAGTCACCGATGGCAAAGGCAACCTCTATCGGAACATCACAAGAGTTAGATATTACTTTAACAATAACTAGTAGTCACAATAATGTTGTGAGGACGATAAGATATATCGATTGCGTACCAACCAGCATTGGAACAATTTTGATGGAAGCAACCTCAGAAACTTCACCAGTAATTACATTTCCAGTAACTTTTAAGATTGGATATTACGAGATAAAATAGTCCTATATATTATTAATACATTATGGAGAATATGATTGCTTAACCTTGAGGAAATACTTGAACACTGGTCTAATGATTGTAATATTGATGAACATAACCTAGATCGATCTAGCGTAGATGTTGCAAAACTACATGCAAAATATCTACAACTACTTTCCGTATATAAACTTCAAAAGAAAAAAGCAGAGATGAAACAAAAAATTCTTCTCAAGGACAAATGGTTATATTATAACGGAAAAATGTCTGGCGAACAAATCACCGAAAAAGGTTGGGATTTTGATCCATTTGATGGCATGAAAATCATGAAAGGTGACATGAACCACTATTATGATTCTGATGTTGACATTCAAAGAAGCGAAGAAAAAATAGTTTATTATAAAACTATGATCGAAACATTACAAGAAATTGTGGAAACCTTGCGCTGGCGTCACCAGACAATCGGTAACATAATAAAATGGAAGGTGTACCAAAGCGGTGGATAAAATAGTGGTGCAAAAGAAGAATGAATGTTCTCTTTTGTTAGGATGTGATAATGGTATTATTCAAGAACTGAATGAGTATTTCTCGTTTTTTGTTCCAGGATACAAGTATATGCCAAAATACAAAGCAAAAATGTGGGATGGTAAAATCAAGATATTCAATGCTTTGTCGCATGAATTACCAACAGGATTATTGCATCAACTTAAAGTTTTCTCTGAAGAAAGAGGTTATGAGTTAGACTATGAAGATGGTGAGTATGGACCGCCAGAAGTTTTCAATAAAATAAATCCAAGAGAAATTATGGATTTCATCGAAAAGTTAAATTTAAAAAGCAGAGGCGAATCGATAACTATACGAAGTTATCAATTTGATGCGGTTTGCTCTGCTATAAAAGAAAGAAGGTCTCTTTTACTATCACCAACTGGATCGGGTAAATCATTAATCATATACATTCTACTGAGGTGGTATATGGAAAACCATCATGACAATGTTTTGGTTATCGTACCTACCACTTCACTTGTACAACAAATGTTTACAGATTTTGGAGACTATTCATCACACGACGATAGTATTAATATGGAAACTGATTGTCATTTTATTTACTCTGGGCAAGCAAAAACTGGCATTAAAGAAAGAATAATTATTTCGACATGGCAGTCTATCTACAAATTACCTGCAACATGGTTCTCGAATTTTGGGGTGATTTTTGGTGATGAGTGTCACGGATTCAAGTCTAAATCTTTAACTTCAATCATGAATAAAAGCAGAAACACTGCATACAGATTTGGAACTACTGGAACTTTAGATGGGACTGAAACCCATAAATTAGTGTTAGAGGGTTTGTTTGGAAAAGTAATAAAGGTGACTACAACCAAGAAACTACAAGATGACTCAACTCTCGCACCTCTTGAAATATATCTATTGACATTAAGATATGATGAGGATGAGTGTTTTCAAAATGTAGGAAACACATATGCCCAAGAAATTAATTTGATTGTTCTAAATGAGAAAAGAAATAAATTTATTCGGAACTTGGCGCTAGGTATGAATGGGAATACTTTGGTGCTATTTCAATTTGTAGAAAAGCATGGTAAGGTATTATATAACTTAATTTGTGATAAAAAGGAAGATAAGAGAAAGGTATTTTTTGTTTCAGGTGCGACAGAAGCATCTGACAGAGAAGCAATTAGAAAAATCGTAGAAAGTCAAAAGGACGCAATCATCGTTGCCTCTTTAGGAACCTTTAGTACTGGTATAAATATTAGGAACTTGCACAACATAGTGTTTGCTTCACCAAGCAAATCTCAGATAAGAGTATTGCAAAGTGTTGGAAGGGGATTGAGAAAAAGTGATGATGGGAGAATTACTAAATTATACGATGTAATAGACGATTTACGGCATAAGAATAAAATAAATTATGCCATGCTTCACGGGGAAGAACGACTAAAAATCTATAAAAAAGAACAGTTCAACTTTAAAAAATACGAGGTAAAATTATGAGTTACAATGGTAAAGAAGATATAAAGCAAATTAAGATGTCATCTGGAGATGAAATACTATGCGAAATTGTGGACATAAATGATGATGAACTTATAATTCGCAATGCTCTACAGATTTGCAAAGTTGATGTTGATGCAACACGAACCTATGGGATGCTCAGACCTTGGATTTCATTTCAAGAAACAACACAAGAATTAATATCATTAAATGACATGCATATTGTTGCAATTGCTCTCCCAAGTAATGATTTGATGAAACAGTTTGCAAATGCAATAGGTGAAGAACAGATGGCGGCTATATCTAAAGATGGAGAAATGACCTCTGGTGAAGAGTTTGACGTAGAAACTTGGATGGACCGTCTATATAATAAAAAGGGTGGAGTTGAAAAGAATATACAGTTCCATGAAATGTTTGATAGTGATGAAAATGTGATTCGTTTTCCTTCGGGATACAAACACTGATTCCCCTCCATAAAGGATACTCCTTATTATACACCCAATAGACAATTCTGTCAACCCCTAAAATAAAATAAATAAATTAATTATGCTTTACATTACCGTCTATCTGTGGTAGAATGGTAGAAATATTAAGGAGTGAATTGAATGGCGAAAGCACGATCAAAAAGTACGCACTATGTAGATAACAAAGAATTTTCCGCAAATATAGTAGAATATGTTGTAACTATAAATGAAGCAAGAGATAATGACAAAGAATTGCCTGTAGTTCCAAATTATCTCGCGCTCTGTTTTCTAAAAATCGCTGAGAATCTTTCCCATAAATCTAACTTTATTAGATACACTTACCGTGAAGAAATGGTTATGGATGCAGTTGAGAACTGTCTCAAGGCAGTAGAAAACTATAACATTAATGCTGCCACTAGAAGTGGTAAACCAAACGCTTTCGCATATTTTACTCAGATTATTTGGTATGCTTTTCTAAGACGAATTGCTAAAGAAAAGAAACAACAAGATATCAAAGAAAGATTTATGTCCCAATCTGGCGTAGAAGCATTTTTAGTGAGTGAAACTGGTGCTGCTGCCACAGGAGTTGCTACACACTTTATTGATGTACTCAAAGATAGGATTGATAAAGTAAAAGAGTATGACACCGAAATAAAAGAATTTGGAAAGGTAGAAAAACAGCAAAGAAAAAAACGAACAGTTAATGTCGATTCCGATTTGAAAGACTTTTTAGAATGAAGTTACTAATACTAAATGATACACACACAGGTATCAGAAATGCGTCTGATATTTTTTTAGAAAATGCTGCAAAATTTTATAGAGAAGTTCTTTTTCCATATTGCGATGAACACAACATAAAGCAGATATTGCATCTGGGAGATTATTACGACCATCGTAAGTTTATCAATTTCAAAGCACTAACTCACAATCGCCACAGTTTTTTAAATCCTATGCGAGAACGTGGAATGTCTATGGATATTATTCCTGGCAATCACGACACTTATTTCAAAAACACGAATGATTTAAACTCACTTAAAGAATTACTTGGGCATTATATGAATGAGATTCATATCGTTATGAAACCCACAGTGATGAACTATGGTGGTCTTGATATTGCGCTGCTTCCTTGGATTACCTCAGAGAACCAAGAAGAATCTATGAATTTCGTAAAAAATTGCAAAGCGTCATTTCTTGCTGGGCATTTAGAATTATCAGGTTTTGATATGATGCGAGGGATTCAGAATAAACATGGTATGGATAAAGAAGCATTTTCTAGATTTGAAATGGTATTATCTGGACATTATCATACCAAATCACAGAAAGATAATATACTTTATCTTGGTACACAGATGGAGTTTTTCTGGTCTGATGCCCATGATCCAAAACATTTTCATATTTTGGACACAGAGACTCGTGAACTAGAGGCAATTCGTAATCCATTCACATTATTTGAAAAGATAACATATGATGATACGAAGACCGATTATAATAATTACAACGTAGAACATTTAGATGATAAGTTTGTTAAATTAGTTGTAGTAAATAAATCTGACCCCTTTACATTCGACAAATTATGTGATAGAATACATAGTAAGAAAATACATGAACTAAAAATTGCTGAGAATTTTGATGAATTTATTGGCGACAGAGTTGGGGATGAAGGCGTGTCTGTAGAGGATACTACAACCCTTCTTGACAGTTATGTAGATAATGTAGAAACTGAATTAGATAAGTCTAGAATTAAAATTGAAATGAGAAATTTGTTGACTGAAGCACAAGCACTTGAGATAGCATGATAGTATTTAAATCGCTAAGATATAAAAATTTCCTATCAACTGGAAATAATTGGACTGAAATAAATCTAAATAAATCTAAATCCACACTCATTGTGGGTTCTAATGGTGCAGGTAAATCAACGCTACTGGACGCTATTTCATTTGGTCTCTTTGGAAAACCTCACCGTGGTATCAATAAACCTCAATTAGTCAATACTATTAATAATAAAGATTGTCTAGTTGAAGTCGAGTTTAGTATAGGTCAAAAAGATTTTAAAATTGTTCGTGGCATAAAACCAAATATCTTTGAGATTTGGACGAATGGTAATATGATTGATCAATCGTCACACGCCAAAGAATATCAAAAAATATTAGAACAAAATATCTTAAAATTAAACCACAAATCTTTTCATCAGATTGTGGTCTTAGGTAGCAGTTCGTTCATTCCATTTATGCAGTTGCCTGCACAGCACAGGCGTGATGTTATCGAAGATTTATTGGATATCAACGTCTTTTCTAAGATGAATATTATTCTTAAAGAGAAGACCTCTATGCTCAGAGAGAAGTTGAAAGACATAAAATATAGCATAGATTTAAATAAAAATCAAATAAAAACTCAGCAAAAGTATATTAATGATATTAGCACATTAAATGCTGAGTTTATTGAGAAAAAGAATATAGACATATCTAACCTAGAATCTGAGCGTACAGAATTAGAAACTGACAATGAAACATGTCAAAAATTTGTAGATGAAAATCAGAAAACCATGAGGGAAGAATTAGACCGCGCCAACGATAAAAAACAAGCACTACTACAATACCAAGCAAAGTTCCAAACCAAAATCAAAATCTTGGTCAAAGAATCTAAGTTCTATGAAGAAAACGAAACATGCCCAACTTGTACCCAAGATATTGATGAGAGTGTTAGATCAGAGAATCTAAAATCTGCAAAGTCAAAAGCAAAAGAGTTTCAAAAAGCAATGGATCATGGACTTAATGAGTCATCTATTGTGGAACAGACTATTGAGCGGTACACTGATTTGGCAGAGAAAATCAGATCGAACTTGTCTACTATATCTTCTAATAGTAATACTATCTTACGGTTGCAGAAACTTATACAACTCTATAGAGATGAGTTAAATGCTCTTAGCGGAAAAACTGGTGACCTATCAAAAGCAAATGCAGAATTGCAAACATTAAACGATGCCAGAGAAGATTTAAATAATGAAAGATATGCATCAAATGAAGAGTACACATATAACAATGTGATGGCAGAGATGCTTAAAGACACTGGTATTAAAACTAAAGTGATCAAACAGTATTTACCTGTAATCAATAATTTGGTGAACAAATATTTACAAACCTTAGACTTCTTTGTTCATTTCGATTTGGATGAGGCGTTTCAAGAAACTATTAGGTCACGCCACCGTGATGCTTTTTCATATGCTTCATTTAGTGAAGGTGAAAAGCAGCGTATTGATCTAGCACTTTTGTTTACTTGGAGAATGATTGCTAAGATGAAAAATTCTGTTGCCACAAATCTCTTGATCCTAGACGAAACTTTTGACTCTTCTCTTGATCATGATGGTGTTGACAATCTTATGAAGATACTGTATACTCTTGGTGATGATACCAATGTATTCGTCATTTCTCATAAAGGAGAGATTCTTGACGGGAAGTTTGAAAATAAGTTAGAGTTTTACAAAGAGAAAAACTTTAGCAGAATGAAATAATGTACTTGACGATTGATTTGTTATGTGTTATACTTATAGAAATGAAACAATGGAGACTAAATTATGAGAGAAGTGATTAGCGATTCTACAATTCAAATTTTGAAGAACTTCGCATCTATTAATTCTAATATTGTTATTGACGAGGGCAGTAGTATTCGTACAATCTCAGAAGCAAAAAACATCTTGGCGAAGGCAGAAGTTGAACAGACGTTTCCTCAACGCTTTGGCATCTACGATCTAAGTGAATTTCTTGGTGTCCTTGGTCTAGTCGATACACCAGTATTGGACTTCTCAGGTGATTATGTGACTATTGGAGATTCTACTGGAAGATCAAACATTAAGTATTTTTTCTCTGATCCAGATATGTTGACTACATCCTCAAAAGATGTTAAAATGCCAGAAGGTGACGTTAAATTTCGCCTAGATATTGATACGTTAAATAAACTAAAACGTGCGGCATCTGCGTTAGGTCATTCGGAATTGATTATTGAATCAAGTGATGATGACGGTCTTGCAAAGTTGACTGTTACGACAACCGACAATTCTACAGCGAATACCTTTTCTATTGACATTCCAGTTGAAGAAAATGTAAACAAATATAAGTTCGTGTATAACATTAACAACTTGAAGATTCTAACTGGTAACTATGATGTGGAGATTTCATCTAAACTAATTTCGAAACTAACTAATACAGAATCTAAGTTGCAATATTGGATTGCACTTGAAAAAACATCAACCTATGGAGAATAATTAAAAATGTCAGATGATAAAGACCTAAGTAAAGACCACAAAAAAGCATACGACCTCATGAACCAAATTTCACGAAGTGCTATTGCGGTAATTGATACTGTAACGCAGCGTGGTGGTTTTCGTGGTGAAGAACTATCGACAATCGGGCAATTGCGAGATCAGTGTACACAAGGTGTACAAATTGTAGAGACTTTTAAGCAAGATCAAGCAGAAGAATAGATATTAAAGGATAGATTTATATAATGAATACTCCGACTGAATTCGGTAATACAAATGAATTTCTGTGGGTGGAGAAGTACCGCCCACAGAATATTGAAAGAACTATCCTACCAAAAGAATTAAAAATTAATCTAGAAAAAATTGTCGAGACGGGCGAAATCCCTAATATGCTATTCACGGGAACTGCTGGTCTTGGCAAAACTACTGTTGCAAAAGCGTTATGTAATACGTTAGGGTTAGATTATATCTTAGTTAATGGTTCTGAAGATGGAAATATTGACACCCTACGTGGAAAGATTAAACAGTTTGCTTCTACAGTATCCCTACAAGGCGGTTACAAGGTTGTAATTTTGGATGAGGCAGATTATCTTAATCCTCAGTCAACTCAACCTGCTTTGCGTGGATTCATAGAAGAATTTAGTAATAACTGTCGTTTCATAATGACATGTAATTTCAAGAATAGGATTATCGAACCACTGCATTCCAGATGTGGGGTTTATGAATTTAACACAACAAAAAAAGAAATGGCAGGTCTTTGCGGAGATTTTTTAAAACATGCCAGAAATATTCTTGAACAAGAGAATATTAAATTTGAAGATCAAGACCTTGTTAATATTATTATGAAACACGCTCCTGATTGGAGAAGGGTTTTAAATGAAGCACAACGACGATCTGTGGGTGGCGTTCTTAGTGGCAGTGGTTTTACTAACGCTGGTAATAATGAAATCGACTCTCTCCTAAAGCACATCAAAAACAAAGACTTTAAGAAGATGCGTTCTTGGGTAGTCAATAATATTGATACAGATAGTTCTACTATCTTCAGAGGTATCTATGATAAAATGTCAAATCATATCAAACCTCATGCTATTCCTCAAGTTGTGTTAATTCTTGCGGAGTACCAATACAAAAATGCTTTTGTAGCAGATTTAGAAATCAATACTGTGGCATGTCTAACTGAAATAATGGCGAATGTGGAGTTTATGGAATGAGTGCTAATGAATGTGTAGTGTACGACTTTGAAACACTTTCTGTCGATGTGAATAGAGGTGTGGTGTTATCTTTAGGATTACTCACATTTTCTACAACAAGATTCACTAATAATCCATATACTTACGAAGAACTGCTTTCTGAGAGTGTCGTTATAAAATATGATGTTAAAAAGCAAGTAGAAGTTTATGATCGTAAGATTTCAAAATCTACTCTTGCTTGGTGGAACTCTCAAGATAAAAAAACCACAACCGCTGTAATGACACCATCTGAAAACGATAAAGATATTAGTGAAACCTATAACTTTTTTGTTCAAAATGTGAATATCAATAATCTTAAAACTGTGTTCACTCGCGGCAATACTTTTGATGTACCTTTCTTTGAAGGAATTTTGAATGACACTGGTAAGAAAGTTCCTTATCCATTTTGGATGGTGAGGGATACCAGATCATTCCTTGATGGTCTACTTTGGGGTTCTGACGTAAAAAATGATTATATTCCTGACGGTTGCGCTGAAAAGTTCTTCAAGCATGATGCGCGACATGATTGCGTAATGGATGTGATGCGGATGCAAACCGTAATTCAAAACCTATGAATCATTTTGATTATTTAAAATCAATCAACCATGATAAGAACGATATCATGGTTGATGACATCACTGAAAAAGAATATAAAGGTTTCATGATCAATAGAACCTTGTCGTATTTCAATGACACTGCCTTGGCAGCAAATGAGATGAATATTCACCATCAGATTGATAATAGATTGCAATTCGATTTCATGCGAAATATCGTCAGAAAACGCAAGCGGTTTTCCAAGTGGACAAAAGCAGACAAAGTGGACTCATTAGATTCAATTAAGACTTACTACGGATACTCTAATCAACGTGCGAGAGAAGTATTATCACTATTAACTAAAGAGCATTTGGATATTATAAAAATGAAGGTGTCCAAGGGTGGTAAAAAACGATAAAACTATAAAATTACAAAAGTATAAATAGCATTGTCATGTAATGAATAAATAAAAAAAAGTGAGTTGACAATGAATGAAGATACTAATGTAATTAACTGGTCACCAACTGATATGTTGGAAGTAACCTTAAATGAACCTGATGATTTTTTAAAGGTAAGAGAAACACTAACAAGAATAGGCGTATCGAGTCGAAAAGAAAATAAACTATTTCAATCGTGCCACATTTTGCACAAGCAAGGCAGATACTTTATAGTTCATTTTAAGGAATTATTTTTACTAGATGGTAAAAAGTCCAACTTGGAAGAAAGTGACATAGGGCGTAGAAATACTATTGCTACACTCATGTCCGATTGGGGTTTGGTTTCAATACAAAATGAATCGGTTGCTCAAAATTTAGCACCTCTGCGACAAATCAAAATTATTCCTTTCAAAGAAAAAGTAAATTGGGAATTATGTCCTAAGTACAACATAGGAAGAAAATAAATGCAGAGTTTCACATCACATACCATAAACGAAAGTGCTTTGAGTGCATTAAGAACTGCTACAAAAGCGCATAAGGGCGTATTCAGAAAGAACGGTGGCGAGTATATTGCACATCCTAAAGAAGTTGCCAAAATAGTTGCTAAGTTCAAACCAAATTCTAAAAACTTATCAGCATTAGTCCAAGCAGCATACTTGCACGATACTATAGAAGATACTGATTTAACTCACGAAGACTTAGTTAAGCAGTTTGGTGGTCTGGTTGCCAATCTTGTTGACCAATTGACCACTAAAAAAGATGATCTGGAAGCAGCAGGCGGCAAGGGCGAATATATCAAAGGTAAAATGGTCAACATGACCTCTTGGGCATTAGTCATTAAACTTGCTGACAGACTTGCAAATGTTGGTGATATTGCGCTTCAACCTCCAGCATGGCAAAAGAAATATGGTGGTGATACCAAACTTGCATTGGATGCAGTTAAAAAAGACAGAAAAGACCTAAGTCCCACACATAAGAAAATTATTAAAAATATAGAAACCATAATAAATCCTTACTTGTGATGAAAAGTTTTATTCTTAAACATATAAATAGTAAGAACAAATAATAAAGGACTAAAACATGGCATGGGTAACTATTACAAACAATCCAAGTTGGCAATATAACAACGCCCCTGCTGATCCTGGCGCTACTAGTCCATTAAGACCACTATGGTTAAAGCAAACTAGCGGAGTTAGAACTACCAATGGTCATTCGGTATATACAGATGTTCGAAAAACAGTAAATTCAGCATCTGGTACTTCCACAGTCTCTATGGGTGAAATGAGTAAAACTTTTTGGGATAATGCATCATGAAGACTTTTAAGGCATATCTTTGTGAAAGGGATTATAAGAAAGAGCGTGAAAATTACTTAGGAACTCCAGTACAGATGGAGAGGAATGCTGCCAGAAAACGTGCTAGACGTAAAATGGAAAAAGTTGGAAAAGCAGCACCTTTCGATGGCAGAGATATCCACCACAAAGATAACGATCCTTTAAATAATAACGAAGATAATCTATCAAGTGTTACCGTAAAATACAATCGCACTGAACCAAGAAGACGAACATGAAGACTTTCAATCAGTTCGTAGAAACACTTATCACTGAAAAAGTAATGCCTCAATTAGATTTGTTGGATTCATATAATTCTCTTAATAAATTATATTTTCAAGGCGAATTACCCAACGATTTTCCAATTGTTTGGTACAAGAATAAAAGACTTGGTGGTGAAGTTGGACTTCAAGTGCTAAAAAGAACAAAAGAAGTTGTAAAAATAAATCATCTTAAAATTTCGAATACTCTGAAAAGATCAAATGAAGATATCATTTCGATATTATTACATGAAATGATTCACGTTTGGGTTGCACATAAAAAACTTAATGATTATGGCGTTATGCATGGTAGCATTTTTATGAGTAAACTAAAAGAATTAAACACCAGATATAATTTGAAAATACCTGCAACTGAAGCAATCGGAAAATTAGACCTTGCTGATGAATATAAGGATAAAACCAAAGAATATATCGTTTCTTTATATGTGAATAAAGAGAATAAAGCATTTGTTACACTACACAATAAAAGTGTCTCTGATCCCCTTGCACATTATACAAAGTATAAACACCACATAGAGAAAAGATATAAACTCTTATTGGTTGGTGTGATGCCTACCAATCTATATCATACGCTTTCGGTCAAAAGAACTTTAAAAACCTTTGGTGGTGCTAGTGCAGTGGAACCACACGTATTTGCAGAGATTAGTGCGTATTTCAAAGAAAATAAAAATAAAATAATAATAGCAATACGCGGAGTTACCTAAAATGAAAACATTTCAGGAGTTCAGTGAAGCATTTAATACCAAAGTCAAATGGACTCTAAAACACGACACCAAGTTCAATAACTCGCGGTCAATTCAAGTATATAGCGGTAAAGTGGAAACACAAGAGATAGAACTGAGATATAAGATAGAAGACAGCGAACTTAGTATATCTTTTGACGTAAATGGTCATAGTCGAGTTACTGGTAAGGGCAGTCAAATGCAAATCTTTGGTGCGGTCATAAATCATATCAAAACTTACGTTAAAGAAAATCCCAATCTTGACGAAATTATTTTCTCAGCATCAAAAGCGCATTCAGAAACCCCAGATGGAAGCGCAAACCCCAGCAGGTCTAAATTATACAGTAGATTATTAAAAAAATATGCATCTAAACTGGGATTTAATTTCAAAGAAATCGACGGTGAGCACGGGGTTGTTTACCAATTGAAAAGGTTGAAAAAACTAAAATGAAAAACTTTAAACAACATTTAGACGAAGGTAAATGCGATCTTATTGGTATTAAACAAATCAAAACATTTGAAACTGTTGTAGATAAATTGTTTAAAAAATATGGAATCGATTTTAATTTCACTAGGCATTTTGGTGATAGAATGGGTGATGATAGAAATGATCCTTGCATCAGCATGAAAGAACTTGCCGATTTTATTAAAAAGATATACAAGCGTCAAGGTAAATCCATCAAAGGTGTTGCTGGTGCTGAAGCAGTTATAAAAGATATGCAGAGCGATTTAAATATTCCTGTTGCTGTTAAGTATGACCAGAGAAATGACGAATTTGACGTTGTGATGAAAACTGTTATGAGGAAGAAAAATTTTAAGACGCCTGATAAAGTCATAAAATACGAATAGGTAAGGTAATTAGATATGCGTAAATATAGTCAAGTAATAGCAGAATTTAGGGCAACCACTCCTAAGTCTAAGGATACTCTTGAAATCGAAAGATTAGATATGCCCCAAGTGCATCCAAAAGATTATGCAGAACTCCTTACTTATCTAACAAGTCTGGGTATAAAGATGGAAAAGGGTGAGATCAAAGCAAAAAAGTTGAGTGCGACTCAATCTGACTTTAATCTAGGTAAGATACTGAGCATCATGGGTATCTTAAAGAAAATAGACAAGGCAAACCCATTAATTGTTTCATCCGATAACTATATTGTTGATGGTCATCATCGTTGGTTAGCAGCAAGAAATGGTGGTCAGAATATTTCTATCATCAAAGCAGATGTAAAAATAAGAGTATTGCTCAGAGCAATAAAAAAATTCCCAAAATCTTTTACCAAAAGTATTGATGAAGAAGAATATAAAAAAGAATGGCGCAAAATCTTTTTGAATTGAGTATATACATTATGAAATATTTTATATCGGCACCCTTTGGAAATTATATAAAACTTCCCAACACTATTAGTGTAACTGGAAGTTGGACGTACCAGAGTAGACCAGGACTTCTGCCTCAAGTACTAAAAACTCTACGATATACTAAATCTGGATGGGTGAATAAAATTGGACTCCGCAACGCTGGAGTTGTAACTGGTCTTAAACGGACAAAAACTACAGAAGTTTTGAGTCTTGCTGCTATAGACAAAAATGATTGGATCAGTTTGTCTTATGTAGTACCAAGCACCACAAGTGTAGAAATTAATATTAGTTGCCCAAATCTTGACAAAGATATCGGCGCAGTTAATCTTCCTGGTTTTGATATTTTCCCCCAAACTAAAAGAGAATGGTGTATTTGTAAAATACCCCCAACTGCCTCAGAAAATCTTATTGACAAAATAGTTGATTCTGGTTATAATCAGATACACGCAAGCAATACTCTGTATTCTTTGAATGGTGGTCAAAGCGGTAACATTTTGAAACCATATACGACAAGGATTATAGATTACATAAAGGTAAAGCACCCTCATGTCACTATTATTGCTGGTGGTGGCGTTACGAATAAAAGTGACGCGAAATACTATTTCGATCAAGGTGCTGATTATGTAAGTTTAGGTACAGTATGTTTTACACCATGGAAATTAAAAAATATATTGACATAAGTCTTGTAATCTGCTATAATAATACATATATACAATAGAGACAACTTGTAGAGGTTGTCCAAACACGGCGAGATGCAGAACAATCTGGTCTCAGAACATTCTTGCTTGGAAAAGGAGAAACCAAAATGACAGGCATACAAACACTATTTCCACGATCATCTTTTGTGGGATTCGATCATTTGTTTAACGAAATGGAACATACAGTTCGTCACGCATCTGACCACTATCCACCCCACAATATTATTAGATCAAGCGAACATGAGTATCTTATTGAACTCGCAGTTGCTGGATTTTCAAAAGATGAATTATCAATCGAAGTCAAAGACCGAACATTGATGGTAACTGGAGAGCATGTAAGCAAAGGAAGAGACTTTATCCATCGGGGTATTAGTACCAAGAAGTTTAAACGTACTTTTCGATTGTCTGAACACGTTCAAGTAAACGGAGCAGATATTCAAGATGGCATACTTGCCGTAGAACTGAAGTATGAAATCCCAGAAGAAATGCGTCCTCGTAAAATTTCAATAGGAAAAAACGAGGAAAACTCAAATGCAACATATACTAACAAGTCACAACTACTTAACGAAGGCAATTAGTGCTTTATTTGAACTAATCGCTGATAACATTTCTGGCATCATAGAATCTTGTCAAATGGGTCAACAGGTCAAAGCGAACAAACAAATCGCAGTCATGCTTAGATGTGAATATCCAAATATGACGATACACCAAATCGAAGACATGTTGAACAGACAAACTATGAATCTTCCACAGATTGATGGTCATAGATCATTACCTAGAGGTGATTCATAATGATTGCCTTAATAATGAAAATGTTTCGTAAAGTAACACCTAAAAGTGAAAACGATTACCGTGACGAATGGTTTGCTGGTTCTCAAAATATTGCTGAACTAGAAAGGCGTATGAAAGTATGGGAGAATTCAAACCTTAAAGGTTGGCAGTGATTCTATACTTGATGATTATGAACTACAAACGGTTACATCAAGTGACTAACTACTATTTGAACAAGTATCAAAACTAAAGAATTGGGCAGAAATGCCCTTTTCACACAACACACACAAATAATAATGGAAAAGCGAATGAGAAAATTTATTTACGACACTTGGAATAGTGTTATGGACTCAGATATTAGTCCACTAAAAAACATCCCCAATTTACAGGTACGACATATGATAATGCAAGTTCTTGCATGGATGTGGTGTATTGCCTTTGGTATGATTGTAAATGATATCTTCGCGGGTATTGCTAGTATGGTGGCACATATTGCATTGTTAGGTGTAGTAGCAGTCACAGTAGCAACATTTGAAACTGCGAAACGAAATCCTGATGTATTCAAAAGAATTGATGGATATAACGGACGCCAAAACAACGGCGAACATAATTGATAGGAAACCCACATGACAAATAAAAATCCCTTTGAAATCCGCTCTGATATTTTACATCTCGCAAAAGAATATATGGACACTCAACACCAAGTAAATATTCAACTTGCCAATGATATGTTTGAACACGGCAAAAATAATATGTATGATGTGCAAGAGGCATATGAAATGTATCCTATCCAAGATGTAATCGATGCCGCAAAAGAAATGTATGCCTTTGTTTCCACAAAAGAGTAGACAGTAATCGACTTTTATGGTATAATAAAGACTAATAACTGGAGTTGATTCTTGAAAGCATTTTATACAAATGTTGCTCGTTATGGCAACTCACTTCTATATCGTGGTTATAATGACCACGGTGTAAGGATTGAAAAGAAGGTCAAATTTAAACCAAAACTCTTTGTTCGCAGCAAAGATAGAGATTCAAAATGGAAGACCCTTGAAGGTTATTCTGTTGCGCCAGTAGAATTTGAATCTATGAAAGCAGCAAAGGAATGGTTAGAGACCTACAAGGATATGGATAATGTCAAAATTTATGGCATGACTAATTATATCCAGCAGTTTATAACTGATGCATTTCCAAGCGATATTCAATTTGATCGTAAGACAATCAATGTAGCAAATTTAGACATCGAAGTTGCATCTGACGATGGATTTCCACACGCTGATGAGGCAAACTATCCAGTAATATCGATCTGCCATAAATCATCGACTTCCAATGTTTATCATGTTTGGGGTCTGGGCGACTATGATGTTGAGAAACGTGAAAACCAAAATCTGATTGTTCAGTATCGTCACTGTAAAAGTGAATTGGAATTGCTTGCAAAGTACATGGAGTTCTGGACTAAAAACCCACCAGATGTAATCACTGGTTGGTATATCAAGATGTTTGATATGCCCTACTTGATAAACCGTGTAACTAAACTTGCTGGTGCTGCCGTGGCGAAAAAGTTTTCACCATGGGGTTTAGTAAGTGAGCGAACCGTTAATATTGCTGGGCAGCACCACAAGCACTATGAAATAACAGGTATTGCTCAACTGGATTATTTGGACTTATTCAAAAAATTTGGGTATTCGTATGGAACCCAAGCATCATATAAATTGGATCATATTGCCAACACGGTGCTTGGTGAGAAAAAACTATCTTACGAAGAGCATGGTACACTTCATACACTTTATAAAAACGATCATCAACTATTCATTGATTATAACATCAAGGACGTTTATCTGGTAGATAAGATTGATGAAAAGATGGACTTGATTACCCTTGCATTAACTATGGCGTATCGTGGTGGCGTTAACTATGAAGCAACACTTGGAACTACTGCTATATGGGATTCAATCATCTATCGTGAACTGAGCAAACAGTATGTTGCTATCCCACCAAACGAACCCACAATAAAATCTCCATATCCTGGTGGTTATGTTAAAGAACCTCAAGTTGGGTTACATGATTGGGTAGTTTCGTTTGATTTGAATTCTCTGTATCCAAATTTGATTATTCAGTATAACATGTCACCAGAAACCTTGGTAGTTGACATTGATAACACCTATCCATCGGGTGTTGAATATTATATGAATAACTCTCCTGATGTAAAAAACGATCTTTCTGTTGCGGCAAACGGATCGACTTATACTAGAAAAAAGCAAGGGATTGTTCCGCAAATTATTGCCGATTATATGTTAGAGCGAAAAACTACTAAAAAAGCAATGCTTGCGGCAATGCAGAAAAATCAAGATAATCCATCTGTTGCACTTGAAAAAGAGATCAATCAACTAGAAAATCGTCAGATGGCAATTAAAATTCTATTGAATTCTCTTTATGGTGCCTTGGGAAACGCATACTTTCGTTACTTTGATATGAGAGTTGCGGAAGGCATTACGTTGTCTGGACAGTTGGCAATCCAATGGGCAGAACGTGCTATTAATGGTGAGATGAATAAAGTTCTGAAGACTGATAATGTTGACTATGTAATAGCAATCGACACTGACTCGCTATATATCAACTTTGGTCCATTTATCGATAAATTGAAACCCAAAGATCCTGTAAAGGCATTAGATAAAATCTGTGCTGAACATTTTGAGAAAGTTATTAAAGAATCATACGATAAACTATTCACTCAAATGAATGCATATACAGATCGTATGGTAATGGAGCGCGAAGCAATTGCAGATCGTGGTATCTGGACTGCTAAAAAGAGATATTTATTAAATGTCCACAATAACGAAGGTGTTCAATATGCAGAACCCAAACTAAAAATTATGGGTATTGAGGCAATTAAATCAAGTACGCCTCAAGTGGTTCGTGATAAATTCATGCAATCATTCAAAATTATCATGTCAGGTTCTGAAGAAAAAACAAGGCAATTTATTGCTGAATTTAAGAAAGAGTTCAAATCGTTACCTCCAGAGGAAATATCTTTTCCAAGGGGTGTGAGTGATATTGTGAAATGGTCTGATAGAAATATAATCTATAAGAAGGGAACACCGATCCATGTGAGAGGTAGTTTACTTTATAACAATCAAATCAAATCTAAGGCACTGGAAAAGAGTTATGCTCTTATTCAGAATGGAGAGAAAATCAAATTTTGTTATTTGAAAATGCCAAATCCTTTGAAAGAAAATGTCATATCATTTCCTGATTACATTCCAAATGAATTTAATCTTCACCGATATGTTGATTATGACATCCAATTTTCAAAGACCTTTGTTGAACCAATCACGCCAATTTTAGATGCGATTGGATGGTCTGTGGAAGAAAGGTCTAGTTTAGAAGACTTTTTCTGTTGACAAGTATCTACTCTTATATTATAGTATAGGAGTAGATAAAATTAAGGACTTGATAAGATGCACAATAAAAAAGAATATAGATTCGACACCAAAGCAGATGCCCAAACATTTGTTGATGCAGAGTTGCGTAGTTATGATCAAACATGTGACGTTTATACGTCAGGTCCATTTTTTGTCGATGAGGCAGTTGTTTTCAAAGATATGCCTTGGGTAACTGATACTAAAACCTATTGGCAAGTCGGAATTGAGGTGTACAAATAAACCTTGACAACGCATTAAATATATGGTATTATATTATAAATTAGTGAATGGATAAGGGATAGCAAATGAATATGGAAACTACGCAAAAACTACACGTTGCAGCATTGGTGAATAAAATTGGAGATTGGCACGAAGATCGAAATCTAATTGAAGGTTCGACAGATAAAGATCAGGTCTTGAAACTCATGCAAGAGTTAGGTGAGTTGTCTGATAGTGTATGTAAGGGTAATGATATTCGTGATGACTTAGGTGATATGATGGTTGTAATGATTAATATTATGAAACGTAACAATATTACTATGAATGATTGCTTAACCGTTGCTTATAATGATATCAAGGATCGTAAAGGTCGCATGATTGACGGTATCTTTGTAAAAGAGGGAGATTCCTGATTATGCAGATTCATTTAATGTTGTTTTCAAATAAGTAGATAATCAAAGTGTATTCGCTAACAGTATTTAAATCTATATACGATAATAAAACCCATCGAAGAATGAATTTTCTTCGGTGGGATACCTTTAAGGATTTCCTATATAAGTTATCGGAGCAGAACATAGAAGGAAAACAGGATGCACAACTTATTTCACCTGCTACTTACTTACCTAGCACAACTAGGGCAAACTCGAATGTGGTTAATTGGGCAAATTGGACTGCTGTTGATGTTGATGATCATGTCTTTAAAGGAAACTTAAAGGATGAATTATCTGATCGTTTTGGCGATTACACTTATATTTGTTATAGCACCGCTAGTAGTTCGATTGCTCATCCAAAATTTAGACTTGTATTTCCACTCACTGAAGAAGTCGAAAACCTTAAAATTCGTCCATTTTGGTTTGCGCTGAACAAGGAACTAGGTGAAATAGGTGATGGGCAAACTAAAGATTTATCTAGAATGTATTACATTCCTGCTAATTATACTAATTCCCACAATTTCATATTCAGCAATGATGGTAATGATATTAACCCTAATGAGTTGATTGCAAAGCATCCATATGAAACTAAAGTAGGAAGTAGTTTCAAAGATCGTATGCCAAAACATATAATGGAAAGAGCGATTGAATATGAAAAGAGTAAATTAGATAACACGGATATTAGATGGACAGGATACAGAGATTGTCCATTTGTGAATAAGCGTCAAATAAAAGATTGGTTTGATATTTCTGGTGTTGACAATTCTGGTAGATATGCTATGATATATAAAATTATGGTAAGCACTGCAATGAACGCAATTAAGAAAAAGTATCCTATAACAGCATTTGAGTTAGATCAATTGATAAGAGAATTAGATGCTGAAACTTCTAGGAAATACGAAAAAAGAGCACTTGCTGTTGAAGCGGATAGAGCAATAGAATATGCGTATAGGAATGTATTATGAAAAACTGTAAGACCCCTCTGAGGTATCCAGGTGGTAAGTCCCGCGCCATGCCGTTTCTTTTGCAATCTGAACATATGCCCTCTATGGAAAATATAGAAACTTATAGGGAAGGGTTTATCGGTGGCGGTTCGCCTGCAATCGCATTTGCCAAAAAATATCCAAATATTCCAATTCATATTAATGACAAATATTACAACCTATACTGCTTTTGGATCACTCTAAGAGATGATTGGAAAAATCTTTATAATAAAGTAAAAAACGACAAACAGATATTGGACGGTAAATCTGATGAGCATCACAAAGAACAATTCAAAATCTGGCAGAATGAATTAAAAGAAACTGATGATACATTCGAAGTAGCATGGCGGTTCTTTAATCTAAACAAAATGTCATTTTCTGGATTGACAGAAACTGGAGGTTTTAGTATACTTGCATGTAAGAGTAATTGGACCATTTCGGTCATCGAAAAGTTAAAAAAATACGGTCCTTTTATAAAAGATTGGAAAATTACAAACGATGATTATACTTGTGTGTTAGATGCTGATCCATCAGCATTTGTATTTCTTGATCCACCTTATGATATAAAGGATAATTTATATGGTGCCAGCGGAGATATGCATAGCGGATTTGACCATAAGAAATTTTATTTGGATTGCGAAGAGTCTAATAATACTGTAATGATCACATATAATTCTAATGATATATTGAAGGAATGGTTTTCAGCATGGGATCAAAAAGAATGGGGATTAACTTATACTATGCGAAGCACTGGAAACTATAATACAAATCAAAAGAAAAGAAAAGAATTGCTTTTGACAAACTATTCAATGAAAACAGAAGTAAATTTGATGGAGTTTATCTAATGTCATTAGATAATTTTTTAGAGTAGGAAAACATATGGTTAAGATTCCCATGAAGGGTGGAGATGAATACGATGCTCTTAATAAACGCACACGTAAGTTCTATATGTGGAGCAAAGGACAACTTAAAAAGATCAAACGTGGATACAATAAAAGATTCCGTAAGCAAGGTAAAGAAGACACAAAGAAATTTTAAACTGGGAGAAATATATGACATTAGAATACGCATATAGGAATGTATTATGAGTTTATTTGGAGAAACCGAATATTTAAATTCAGTAGTAGAACTTGACGATATAACTGATGAGATATCAAAAATATTTGATTATGACTTTGATGGGAACTCTCAATTTAAAGTTCCAGATATGCCAGAAGTTGAATCTTCTTTTGGTATTGGTGTTATTGTTGGTCCATCTGGAACAGGAAAAAGCACTTTGCTAAAAAAGTTTGGAAATGAATATACTTACGATTGGAATCCAAATAAAGCCATCGTTAGTCATTTTCCAGATGCAAAAACTGCCGCTAAAATGTTGGGTGCGGTTGGTCTTAATAGTGTACCAACTTGGACAAAACCTTATCATGTTCTATCAACTGGTGAAAAACATAGAGCGGATATGGCTAGATGCTTGCGGTCTGGAGCAGTAGTAGATGAGTTTACATCAGTCGTTGATAGGACAGTTGCAATATCTTTAGCATGTGCGATGGGAAGATATGTAAAGAAATTTGATGTTAAAAATGTTGTGTTGGCTACGTGTCATTATGATATATTAGAATGGTTAGAACCTGATTGGGTATATGATCTTGCAACAGAAACTTTAACTAGGGGGTGTCAAAGGCGACCTAATATCAAATTCACTCTTGAAGAAAGTTCTACAAAGGTCTGGAAATATTTCAGCAACCATCACTATCTCAGCGGAAACATCAATAAAGGTGTGCGATGTTGGATTGGATGGTGGGAAGACCGACCTATCGGATTTTCTAGCGTAATTTCAATGCCAACTGGAACCATTAAAAATGCTTGGAGAGAGCATAGGATTGTTATATGTCCTGATTATCAAGGTTTAGGTTTTGGTCCAAGAATGTCTGAAGCAACTGGCGAAATAATGTTGAGTGAAGGAAAAAAATACTATAGCAAAACGGCAAATATTCGTTTAGGTGGATATAGAAATCAATCTAAAAAATGGAGAAATACCTCTCACAATATGAAAACAAGAAAAGATTATTTAAAAGAATTATATAATTCTGTAAAAAGAAGAAAAGATTCTAAGTTATCTGTTGAGCATTTAATAAAACATGCTGATAGATTATGCTATTCACACGAATACATAGGTTTAAAATAATTTAAAAAAGATTTATAACATAGGAGAAATGTATGACATTTATAGCAGCAATGGATCATTCTGGTGGTAGCACTGGCGGCGTATTAGAGCGATATGGTCAAGAATATACTGAAGATAATAAAATGGATTTAGTTCACCGTATGCGGTTGCGTATGGTACTGAATAAACACTTTACAAATGATAAGATTAGTCACGCAATTCTTTATAAGGATTCCGTTGAAAAAGATATGGTTGCAGTTCTTGCCAATAAAGGTATTCATGCTATTTTAAAGGTTGATAGTGGATGTGAACCAGACGGTCTCCTAAAGGAATTTGATGTTGACTCTATGATCAGATTTGCTCTAGGGAGTGGATGTGTCGGCACTAAAATGAGAAGTATTGTTAATGAAATGTATGCTATCCCTGCAATTCTTGATCAACAGTTCGAAATAGCAACTAGAATTTCAAATGCTGGTTTAACACCCATAATAGAACCAGAAATACCTATTTCTTCAATTGAAAAAAGTGCGATGGAAATGTATTTGAATGAAGAATTGTATAACAGATGCAAAGTTTTTTCTGGACAACTTATTCTTAAATTGACCATACCTAATCACCATCATACTTATTCTGATTTGTATGAATGCAATTCAGTTGAAAAGATTGTGGGTCTTAGTGGTGGATATTCTACTAAAGAAGCGTGTGAGAGATTGAGTGAGGCGAGTCACATGAGTGCGAGTTTCAGTAGAGGATTGAGCGAAGGTCTATTCTATTCGCAAACTACTGAAGATTTTGATACAAGAATTAAATCAAATATAGATAAGATATATGATGCAAGTAGATGGAGTAAATAATGACGATTGCAGGTAAAGTTTGGGGGCAAACCGAATTGATTGAAGCAAACGGTGCGCTAGAATTTCATAGAATTGAAATGGTGAGAGGTGGTGTATGTAGTAAACACCTTCACGAATACAAATGGAATGGATTTTATGTCGAAGAAGGCATTATGAAAGTTCGCGTCTGGCAAAATGATTACGATTTGGTTGACGAAACTATTCTGGGTCCAGGCGATTATACGAAGGTAAAACCTGGCGTATATCATCAATTTGAGTGTGTAGAAAGTGGTACTGCATTTGAATTGTATTGGGCAGAATTTAATCACAATGATATTGTGAGAGAAACTATTGGATATTCTGGTGAATAAGAAAATCGAAGATTTAGAAAAACGTATAGAGAAACTTGAAGCACGACCTGTACTATATCAAATTCGTGATTCATTGGGCAATCCAACTGGACTTGTTCAATCTATCGGTCAAAGTGCGCTGCATCAACCTGTTGAATTAGACTATATAAAAAATAAAGGTTAAAGATAATGGCAAACATCAGTATCACAACAAATCCAACTGGGCGTAGTCCAGATAACAAATATTTTTTTGGTAAAGCAACTTCAGAACTATGTAAAGAGAGACCAAAATATTGTAAAGTGGGTGACATGGATGATTATCTTTCATTAGCAGATCAAATGTTGCCTAGAGGGATAACAGGATATATCTACAGAAAACCTTTACAATTTGAATCTGCAAATATTAGATTTCAAGTGTATACTAATGATGCAAGGCATGAACAATTTGTTAGAAATATGTTTGATGTTCTTCCTAAAGGTTTTGGGCATAATGTTCCAGAGTGGACGATCTGGCACAACACAGAACTAGAAGTTTCAGAACCCAAAATTCATGTAAATCTTGATACCAAAACAATGTTAATAGCAGGTACTACCTTCCTTGGTGAGATCAAGAAAGGAGTTTTTGGTGTCATAGGATTTGAACTTCCTAGAAAAAATTATCTACCAATGCATTGTAGCGCATTTACATATGATGCGACTACAAATTTGATGTTTGGATTAAGTGGAACAGGTAAAACTACACTAAGTAGTGACCCAGATTATGCGTTGATTAGTGATGATGAGGTTTATTGGGATGATAAGGGCATCAAAATGATCGAAACTGGATGCTATGCCAAGAGCGAGGGACTGACTCCAGAAACACATAAGACGATCTTCGATGCTGTTGAAAAGGCAAAATTAGAAGATTGCTTAGTTGTAGAAAATCCAGGTGTTGCAAACGCAAGACTGAGTTATCCTATTACTTGTGTTGAAAACGCATATCACAAACCTCAAAAATTTGATCATCCAGATAATATATTTTTCTTAACTATGGATGCTAAAGGAGTGTTTCCACCCTATAGTAAAATTAGTGGTGAAACAGTTCGTAAATTTTTCGAAACTGGATATACAAGTCAGATGCCTGGTACTGAAAAAGGCGCAACTGAGATTAAACCACTATTCAGTCCATGTTATGGTTCACCTTTTATGCCGCGACCTGTGAAAGAATATAGTGATTTGCTGATGCAGAAAATCGAATCGAATGAATGTAATGTATATTTGATTAACACTGGCATGGGTGAGGATGGTGTGCGTTTTTCTCTAGACTTTACTCGACAATGTGTTAAAACGTGTATAGAAAAAAATATAGAGGATAAGAGTTGGGAAGTATTAAAAACACTCGAAGATTTAATAGGTAATAAAATATGATTCACTACATATTTGATGTAGATGGTACACTTACGTCAAGTAGGTCTAATATGGATGAAAAGTTTAGTTCATTCTTTTTTGACTTTTGCACACAAAACAAAGTATATCTTGTCACTGGTAGCGATATACAAAAAACAAGAGAGCAAGTTGGAGAAGTTATTTGGGGAATGACTGTACGAAACTATCAATGTTCTGGTAATGATGTGTGGGAAAAGGGTAAAAATATTAAAACATCTACGCTAAATCTCCCTGACGAAATGTGGGGTTATTTGAATAAAGCAATTACTGATAGTTCATTTCCAGTTCAAAATGGTCAACATATTGAAGAACGTGCTGGTCTATACAACTTGTCTATTCCAGGAAGAAATATAGGCAGTCGTACAAGAATTCAATATGTGGCATATGACAACTATACCAATGAAAGAGCAAAAATTGCCACAAAATTGAAAGAACAATTTCCACTGTTTGAATTTAAAGTTGCTGGAGAAACAGGTATAGATATTACATCTAAAGGAAATAATAAATCTCAGATATTGACAGACTTTGAAAATTGTGATATAATAAACTTCTACGGTGATAAATGTGACTTAGGTGGTAATGATCATGAAATTGCTCTTGCAGTACATGACCGTGGTGGTGAAAACTCGACATATCAAGTGAAGAATTGGACAGAAACGTGGGAACTACTAAAGTCGGTATAACGGCATCTACTTTTGATTTACTACATGCTGGTCATATTACTATGCTGCGCGAAGCAAAAACAAAATGCGACTACTTAATCTGTGCATTGCAAGTCGATCCTCAGTGTGACAGACCCACAAAAAATAAACCAGTACAAACCTTAGTTGAAAGACACACCCAACTTGCTGCTGTAAAATATGTAGATGAAATTATTCCATATCAAACAGAGCAAGACTTAGAAGATATTTTAAACATGTTTCCTATAGATATTCGTATTATTGGTGAAGAATATAAAAACGGTAGATTTACTGGTCGCGCTATTTGTTCAAAACGAGGCATAGAAATATATTATAACAAAAGAGACCACAGATTTTCATCTAGTGATTTAAGAAAGCGAGTAAAAGATATATGATTATTAATGGTGACTGTATTGAAGAAATGCAGAAATTAATTAACCAAGGGATTAAAGTTGATGCGGTAGTTACAGACCCACCATATCACCTACAATCTATCGTGGACAGATTTGGAAAAACATCTCTGAGTGATGATACCAAGACTTCAGAAAGGGCGCGAGGTCGTGCTGATGGTTACGCAAGAATGTCTGCGGGTGGATTCATGGGTCAAGAGTGGGACGGTGGTGATATTGCATTTCGTGCTGAGACTTGGAAACTTGCTTGGGAATTATTGAAACCTGGTGGACATATACTTGCATTTTCTGCTTCACGCAATTATCATAGAATGGCGGTTGCGATTGAGGATGCTGGGTTTGAAATTCGTGATCAAATGATGTGGTTGTATGGTTCTGGTTTCCCTAAGTCTCACAATATTGGAAAAAATGTTGATAAGACACTAGGTAACGAAAGAGAAGATTTGGGTAATTCTGATTGGGAAGGTTGGGGTACAGCACTCAAACCAGCACACGAACCGATTGCGGTTGGGCGCAAAGCAATATCTGAAGGTACTGTTGCTAAGAATGTATTAAAACATAGAACTGGTGCAATTAATATTGATGCTAGTCGGATCAAATCTGATGAACTTAGTGAGGGCAGATTCCCAGCAAATATAATGCACGATGGACTGCAACAAGATTGGGCGCGTTTCTTCTACTGTCCAAAAGTATCAAAGAAAGACCGTGGCAAGAATAACAAACATCCAACAGTCAAACCACAAGAATTAATGAAATATTTAGTGAGACTTGTCACTCCTAAAGGTGGTACTGTACTTGATCCATTTATGGGTTCTGGTTCTACTGGTATGGCAGCAAAAGATTTGGGTTTTGACTTTATTGGCATTGAGAAATCAAAAGAATATTTCAAAATCTGTCAAAATAGAATTGATGAAACACACCCACTAAGCGGATTTTTAGAATGAGTAGTATAACAGATTACATTAGAATTATACCAGACTATCCAGAGAAAGGGATTAATTTCTATGATATGAATAGTTTGTTTGCTGGACCTTTGTTTAGTAAAGTTGTAGATCAACTTATAAACGATAATATTCAGCATATAGAAACTCCTACGCATATTGTAGGTATCGAAAGTAGAGGATTTGTATTAGGTGCAGCAATTGCATATGCAGTGAAATTGCCCCTTGTGATGGTACGCAAAAAAGGTGCTAAGTATCCAGGTGAATTATTAGAAGAAAGTTATAAATTAGAGTATGGTGATGCGACCTTGACACTACAAACTGGGTTACTTGGTCATACTGATCGTGCTATAATCACAGATGATTTGGTTGCCACTGGTGGTAGCATGATAGCAACTAAAAATCTGGTTGAACAAACTGGTGCTAAAGTATTAGCAGGACTAACAATAATTGACCTCGCATATCTGGACACACAGCGACCTATGGAAATATTTAGTTCAGAAAAAATCACAGAACTTAATCAGATTTTAGACTAGACAACTGTTATAGAATATGCTATAATGGTGGGAATAATATAGGAGAATAATATGTCAATTATGGATAAACTCAAGAAGAACTCAAAACTCAAGACCACAGAAGTTCTTTCAGAATCTAAATTTTTTAATGAAAAAGACTTGGTATCAACACCAGTTCCAATGATTAATGTTGCGCTATCTGGATCAGTTGATGGTGGTCTTGCCCCTGGACTTACAGTGCTTGCTGGACCATCAAAGCACTTCAAAACTTCATTTGCTTTGTTAATGGCGGCAGCATACTTAAAGGAATATTCAGACGCCGTGATGCTATTTTATGATAGCGAATTTGGTTCGCCACAGTCATACTTTGAACAATTTGATGTTGATACGAGTCGAGTGCTTCATACGCCAATTACAGATGTTGAGGAATTAAAATTTGACTTGATTAGTCAACTCGAAAACCTTGACCGTGGTGATAAAGTTATTATTGTTATCGACTCAATCGGTAATCTTGCATCTAAGAAGGAAATGGAAGATACTTTAAACGAAAAATCTGTTGCTGATATGTCAAGGGCAAAAGCACTTAAAGGTTTATTCAGAATGGCAACGCCCTATCTTGCTATGAAAAATATCCCGCTGTTGGCAGTCAATCATACATATAAAGAAATCGGATTGTTTCCAAAAGATATCGTATCTGGTGGCACTGGAATTTACTATAGTGCAAACAACATTTGGATTCTTGGTCGGCAACAAGATAAAAAAGGCACTGAAATTCAAGGATATCACTTTGTTATCAATGTTGAAAAATCAAGATATGTAAAAGAAAAATCTAAAATACCTATTACAGTATCATGGGAAGGTGGCGTTCAAACTTGGTCAGGATTGCTAAGTGTTGCTCTTGCTGGTGGTTACGTGGTCAAACCAAGTAATGGTTGGTATTCCATAGTAGACATGAAAACTGGTGAGATTTCAGACAAAAAAGTTAGGGAAGCACAAACTTTAGAAGAAGATTTTTGGAAACCTGTGTTTGAAAATACAAACTTCAAAGAGTTTATCAAAAAGCAATATTCCATTGGTTATCAGACTGAAGTAAACATGGATGAAGTTGTAATGAATGAGGGTGAAAATGCCAGAGTTTAATGAAAATGAAGAATATGAACATGTTCCACATCCAAGGCGTGAGGATGCTTGGTCGATTAGAATTTTAGAGGGGATATACACTGAAACTATTATCTCCTTTGGTACAATTTCCATTGATGGTGATCCCGATGATGGTGATAGTAAAATGTCTTTTGACTTCACAGTAGAAAGTTCTCCTATGGACGATCTTGATGAAAATAGTTTAGAATTGCAAGATTTTGCTGGAGAGTTGTTGACCTCTATCATAGAATCTGCTATAATTAACAAAACAGGCGAGATGAAGGAAATAAGTTAATTGTCTAATATTGAACAAATAATTCTGAAAAATCTAATTTCAGATGAAAAGTTTATGCGTAAGGTTTTACCTTTTATTAAACCAGAATATTTTGAAGGTGTGTATCGACAGATGTTTACCACTGTTGGTAAATATGCTGGAAAATATAATAGGTTACCTACGCAAGAAGCATTTAAAATCGAGATTGATACATCTGACAGATATACTGATGAACAGTACAGACATGCAATGGAGATTATCCCAAATATCTTTGATGGCGCACCTTCAGATGAAGAACATCTGTTAGAGGTTACTGAGAAGTGGTGTCAAGATCGTGCTTTGTTCAATGCTGTGATGGAGTCTATTAGTATTATTGATGGAAAGCATGAAACGCTTTCTAAAAATGCACTGCCAGATATCCTAAGTACCGCTTTGGGAGTCTCGTTTGATACTAATGTCGGTCATGATTATTTGGGAAATTTCGAAGAGCGGTATGAATTTTATCATCGTACAGAAGAACGCCTACCGTTTGATCTCGAATATTTTAATTTGATTACCAAGGGTGGTTTGCCTAGAAAAACTCTGAATATTATTCTTGCTGGTACTGGCGTTGGTAAATCTTTGTTTATGTGTCACCAAGCAGCAGCAGCACTGACAGATGGTAAAAATGTGTTGTACATTACTATGGAAATGGCAGAAGAAAGGATTGCAGAACGTATTGACGCAAATCTATTGAATATTCCGATAGACCAAATTAATACTCTAAGTAAAGAAAACTTCTCTGAAAGAGTTGCAAAGATTTCGACAAGGACTAATGGTAAATTAATCATCAAGGAATATCCAACAGGGCAAGCAAATGTCTCCCATTTTAGAAGTTTATTGAGTGAACTGAAACTTAAAAAATCATTTGAACCAGATATCATTTTTATAGACTACCTAAATATCTGCGCCAGCAGTAGAATGAAATCAATGGGGGGATCGATAAATTCCTACACGTACATCAAAGCAATCGCAGAAGAAATGCGAGGACTCGCGGTCGAATTTAACGTACCAGTGGTCTCCGCAACGCAAACAACAAGATCGGGTTTTTCAAATTCGGATATTGGGTTGGAAGATACTTCTGAATCATTTGGTCTTCCTGCCACAGCAGACCTCATGTTTGCGCTCATATCCAACGAAGAACTTGAAGCAATGGGTCAAATTGCAGTTAAGCAATTAAAGAACAGATATAATGATCCTACATATAAAAAGAGATTTGTGATTGGTGTTGATCGTTCTAAGATGAAATTATATGATGTTGATGACTCAGAGCAGACTTTGATGGATGATGGTCCAGTATTTGATAAGACTCCTCAAGGCGAGGATTTGCAAAAATTTAAGGATTTTAAACTATGAATAGAGCACATTGGTTAGTGGATCAAATACGATCAAATAATTTTAAAATTGGTGTCGAACTTGGTGTCTTGCGAGGTCCAACATTTAAGTTTATAGTGGATAACTGTAGAAATACACACCATATCGGGGTTGATGTATTTGTAGGCGATAAGGTGTGGAAAGCAAAAGATATTACAACCACAGAAGGGTTACGTAAAGAACCTCCAGTTGAGTGGTACGATGGTCTTATGGAATTTTGTGAACAATCTGATGGTAAGGGAGAAATTGTCAGAGATTTCACTCATTTAGCATCCGCAGCATATGAGGATAATTCCTTAGACTATGTTTTTGTTGATGCATCTCATGACTTTGATTCAGTCAAAAGAGATATTGAAGTATGGACTCCAAAGATTAGAAAAGGTGGTTTAGTTTCTGGACATGATATAAATACTATACCAGTGGCAATGGCGGTTGTACAATCAACACCTAAACATGAAATTGGTCCAGATAATGTGTGGTGGTATATAAAGTGATGGTAGGTCAAATTCAAGTAGAGTGTTTAGTAGTGGCAAGCGAAGAATGTGCGGAACTTACTAAAGAATGTATGAAAATCCTAAGATTTGGTATCGATGATGACAAACGAAATAATCTAATTTCTGAAATGGGTGACGTTATGCAAATGTTAGAACTTTTAGGTAATCACTTTGGTATTGATGATACTGATATCAAAAAAGCATCTGCCGCAAAGCGCAACAAACTCAAAAAATGGAGCAACTTGATTGATGGATGAATTTAAAGACCAAGACGAAATAAACAAAATAGCAGACTTGTGGGAGCATTTCCACAAACTAGTTGCTCAGATGAATGATAACGACTATGATCACTTAGTAATTGCAGGAGTGATGCAAGCATATGCATTAAAACTGTATAGAATGAAATTGGATGATAATGACTACAGAGGAATGTTGAATTATATATTTGTACAGCACCAGAGATTTTTACATGAAGATGAACCATCACAAACAATACATTAAAGGAACTACGTTATGAAGGCACGTTTGGTCGGTCACACGCAAGTAGATGATTCACTAGAACTGGGTAATGTTCAAGAACTTGTGGCATATTGTGCTAGAGTTTCAAACCCATCAAATCAAATCAATAGTGAAACAAGTGAAAAACTATTAAAATATCTGATAAAGCACAAACATTGGTCGCCATTTGAAATGGTGTCAGCAACAATTGAGGTGCATTGCACAAGGGACATTGCCCGACAATTATTGAGGCACAGATCATTTTCTTTTCAAGAGTTCAGTCAACGCTATGCTAATATTGAAGAATTTGGTGATGATATGTTTGAAATTTCTGAAGCAAGACTGCAAGACCCTAAAAATAGGCAAAATAGTATTGAAAATCAAGATGAATATTTGCAAGAAGATTGGAGCATGATCCAATCTCGCGTGATCGATAAGGCGGCAGAGGCATATGAATGGGCAATCAAAAATGGCATTGCAAAAGAACAGGCGCGTAAAGTGTTACCTGAAGGTCTTACAATGTCTAAACTTTATGTGAATGGCACTATTAGATCATGGATTCACTACATTGAATTGAGAAGTGATAATGGAACACAGAAAGAACATAGAGAATTGGCAATAGAGTGCGGCAAAGCAATTTCTGCAATATTCCCTATGGCAAACGATTTCTTCAATCTGATTGAAGAAGGCACCTCTTAATTAAATAAAAAACAAGGAGAGATTTATGGGAAAGAAACTTTCTACTTATCAATCGGACAATAGTGAAGACTATTGTGAAATACATTTTAGTTATAAGGAAGAACACGCTTATATCAGATATTTTACGGAAGGTGGAATTAGATATTTTGAAGAAAGTTTCCCAAATAAAACTCTAAGATATGTTGAAGATGCTGCTGAAAACTGGGCATTGGGGTATAAAGATTTATCACAAGAACACAATACGGAATATACATTAAAATTTGGTTGACAAGTGGTTCGTCTTATGTCATAATGTAAACATAAGACGAATCAGAACAGGACAACAAATGAAGCGTATAACAACTATCGGACTATTAGTGGCAAATTGTGCTATTGCTGGTGGTATCGGTTATGCTGTTTTTGAAGCAAAAAAACAAGTATCTGATACTACTGAGGCAGTAGAAATATTAGCAGAAGAACGAGCAACTGAAATTGCAGCAGAGCAAGCAATAGAACTTGCTCGTCAACAAGAGCAAGTAAAGCAAATCCAATGTTTGGCAACGAACATATATTACGAAACCATGGCATCATCTTTAGCGGATGCCATGGCAGTAACAGACGTTGTTCTCAATAGAGTAGAGCATGAAAAATATCCAAGCACTCCATGTGAAGTCGTTCATCAATCTTATTTGAATGATAAGGGTGTGCCTCTTCTTAACAAATGCCAGTTTAGTTGGTTTTGTGATGGTAAGGCAGACGAACCACAAGATCAAGAATCTTGGGAAACGTCTATCGACCATGCAGTAACAATGTACACTAACGGTGATTGGCGTGGATTAACTGAAGGATCGACACATTACCACGCAACATATGTTTCACCATCATGGGCAAAAGAATTTACAAAAATTGTCCAAATCGGTGCACATATTTTTTATCGCATGGAAGACTAATGAACATATTCATTTTGGATAATAACCCTATAAAAGCAGCACAACTACAGTGCGATAAGCACGTTGTAAAAATGATCGTGGAGAGTGCACAGATGCTCTCCACTGCTCATCGTATGCTAGATGGTGAACAAGAGTTACGTCAGTCTAAGTCTGGAAAAAGAATGGTGAAATACTGGGCATTACCAGATGGTCGAGAAGATGTTTTATATAAAGCAGTACACTCAGGACACCCTTGTACAGTTTGGACTATGCACAACGATAACAACTATAATTGGCACTATAGTCATTTTGTTGCACTCTGTAGAGAATACACCTATCGGTATGGTAAAGTTCACGCTACAGAGAAATTATTGAAAACTGCGTTAGCAAAAACACCTAAAAATATAAAATCTGGTTATAAGTATCTGATGAGTCCATTTGCTCTGGCGATGCAGCACGAACCACAATGTATAAACGAAAGTGATCCTGTAAAATCATACAAAGATTACTATAATACAAAACAGAAGAATTTTAAAATGATTTGGACGAAACGCGAAATACCAGAATGGTTTAAAGTAAAGGTTAACGAATAATGTATCTAATTAAAAGAAACGGAAGTATAGTAAAGCACGTAGTTATGGTTGGAGAGGTCAAATATAAAATGTACAAAAATCCTAATGTAATTGATCTATCCTTCGATACGTTTAAGTCTGCTCAAGATGTTGCTAACATTTTAGGTAATTGTGAGGTTGTAGAAGCAGCATGAGTGGAGAACACCAAAACTATTCAACAACAAAAGACTTAGGCAAAGCAATTGGAATTATAGTACTTATCGTGCTAGGCATTCCAATGCTTATGGTAATGAGTTTTGATGAATATCCAAAATATTGCAAAATGTCTATTATTGTACCATGCATAGGAGTACTAATCGATGACGCTAATAATTGACCCACCATCTGGATGGAAGTATGGATTTCCTAAACCTGTCCATGAAGAATATTATTTACTAGAAGATGATTTTAATATGAATCAATGGTTAGTTTCTGAAGGTTATCCACAAACAGAGATTGATAAACTAGGCGAAAATTTCTATATCAGATCATGGGAAGAAATTGATACGATATGAAAAGTGAAATGCCTACTGATGTTCGACCTAGATTTTGGGATAGAACTGAACGTAAATATCAGATAACTTATCCTGATGGAACAACGGATATATGGGACAAGATTACAATTTCAGAATGTCTAACAAAGTATAACAATTTGAGTCCATACGATAATGGATTGCAACTATTAGAGATATTAGAAGATGAAAAGATATAAAGCAATCATTCAGATTCGAGAAGGAATATTAGATAATGCTGGACAGGCAGTTACACATGCTTTAGGAACTATAGGATTCGACGGTGTTAGTAACGTGAGAATTGGTAAGATTTTAGAGTTTAGTATCGACTCAAGAGAGAAAGCAAATCAGATAGCAGAAAGTCAAACAAATAATGTTATGGAAACATGGGAATTAATAGAACTAGATGAAAAAGATTAAGAATAAAGTAGCAGCATATAGAGTTCACGAATACATCAGACTCTTTGATTTTCATAAACCTTTGATATCTCAGATGCCAGTCATTCTTATGATTGCGCTGATGTTTGGAGCAATTTTCATTGCTATACCTGTAATGTATTCCACTGGTAGTCACTAAATGAGTGATGAAGATGTACGTGGCACAGCACAAAAACAAGCAGAAGAAGGTTTTGATGGGTTTGTATTGTGGATGAAAAGAATGACATATATATCAGTAGCAATACTAATACTTGCGGTGGTTGGATGTAATTCAGGGGTTGACAATGATACCTATCCAGCGTATAATGGTGAACAATATGATCCTCAAGGAATGGAGAAATAAATGATTACTAGTGGTAGATCGTTAGGGAATGACGAAGCAGCAGAACATGTTGAGACTAAAATAGATTTATTCCAACAGAAAAAGTTTACATCACATGCTGGAATTCCTATGGAATGGAAAATCGAGATGGATGCCTTATCTGATAAGGAATGGGATTGTCTTGCAAAAATGATTATGGGGTACGAAATACGCCCATTTTCAAAAGTGGTGGGCATTCCAAGAGGTGGTCTCAAATTGCAACATGCTTTGGAAAAATACATTTCTAGTGATGAAAATGATCCTGTTCTTATCGTGGATGACGTATGGACAACGGGAATGAGTTTCAGAGAGTTTTTGGACATTCAAGTTATCGAAAGCATGATTGCATCAAATGGATGGTTTGGTTGGACAATTTTTGCGAGGTCAGAAACATCAGATAACGTAAATGCTTTATTCCAAATGCCTAATGCTGCATGGGCCCGCTGATGAATAAACCTAAATTATTAGTTATTGGTCATGGTCGGCATGGTAAAGATACCGTGTCTGAAATTTTACAAGAAGATTTTAAATTAAGTTTTATTTCAAGTAGTATGTTTGCTTGTCAAAGGTTTATTTATGATGACCTTAAAGTAAAATATGATTACAACTCATTTGAAGAATGTTATGCCGATAGACATAATCATAGGTCTGAATGGTATGATGCTATTGCAGGATATTGTGAAGATGATCCTGCTCAATTAGGTAAAGATATTTTTGCTGAACATGACATATATTGCGGTTTAAGAAATGTTCGTGAATTTGATGCGATGAAAGAGCAAGGTGTTTTTGATGCTGCAATTTGGGTTGATAGATCAGACCATCTACCGCAAGAAGATCGTGGCAGTATGACCCTTAATTCTACAATGGCAGATTATATTATTGATAATAATTCTGCACTAGAAAACTTGGGGTTTGAGGTTAGAAAAACCTATAACTTATTGAGTAGAGATTTGAGAATGAAACAAAAATCGATGTTAAGTAATTATGACTATAATCATACTTCGGGATTTTCTCATGGTTAATTATGACTGCACACTTGCCGAAATGGGTCCAGAAGAAATAAAGGAAGCAAATCGTTTAATGTGGGCAGTCAAAGGCATGTTGATTCCTGACGAATATAGGCGTGAGGATGTTCATCGTGTACTAAAAGGATACCTCAAGAGACTGTGGGGTAACAACGAATTTTATCTACACCTAGAAAGTTTCGAAGAAGTTTGGAACATACATGGAAAAAGAAAAGTATCTTTATATAAATAGTATAAATGCACTTATACGAGGTTATCACGATGGGCAGTTATGCAACACAAAAATATGCTACTGAGTCAGTTTCATTTCCTAAGTCTGCAAGTTCAGCACCAGGACAAAGAAGTTATGCAACATTTTCTGATCTGCCCGCTACTTCAACTACTGTAGGCAATACCGCATTTGTAGTGGCAACAAATAAACTTTATATGTGGACGGGCGCTGGTTGGTACTTAATTGCTACTGTTACAAATGCTCAACCATCCAGCATCACTGGGATTAATGACTCATATTTTCTTGCAATTGATGGAAGTGCTACTACTATTACTGCTGTAGCAACTGATCCAGAAGGATTTGATCTTACATGGAGTTATGCGGTGACTGCTGGATCATTAACCGTAGTACCCGCAGCACTTGCAGTAGGTGTAGCAAACTCAGGAGCAAGTGCATACACATTAAGTGGTGGTGCCACTGGTGATAATGCTAATGTTGCTATTAAAGTTGGACAAACCGTAAACTTTACTGTAAACGCATCAGGTCATCCATTTTATATTAGAGACTCAAATGGTGGATCAAACGTAAGTAGTCCTGCTGCAACTGGACAAGGCGCAGTTAGCGGTGTTGTAAGTTGGACTCCTAACACTACTGGAACTTATTACTATCAGTGTGGAAATCAC